TAGCTCTCTCTGATAGGAAGTTAACCTGCATTGCATCAAGGTCGCTAGTAGCTGCACCACCTGCTGAACCTGTAATCCAAGTTTTATACTTTCTATCTTCAGTAGATGACTTACGATACCTAACGTGTAGGAAAGGACGCTTAGCATTCTTACCCATTACTTGGTCATACACAGAAGTAGTTCCTGCTGGAACAAGTAAACCATGAATAGCACCTGAGCCTGAACCTAACTTTAAACCGCCACGCATTGTAGGGTCGTTAAGGTATTTCCAGTCAGTTTTATAAAAGTCATATCCTCTACGGAATCCATTGAACCCTAGGTTTAAAGCCATGTTCTCACTGTTGTCAAAAAGACCATAAGATACTCCGCCTGCTGCATTAGAAGATTGAGCTGCTAACATATCATCAATGTCAAAGCTAAATCCTCTGTCTAAGAATAATGCATTCTCTTCAATAGCACCTTGCTTATCAAGACGAGATACCACTGTGTCAAACTCAGCAAGTGTACTTGGGTTTCCTCCACCCCATACATTTCCTCTGTTACCTACAGTGTAGAATACACCTTCAGAACCTTTGTTACCAAAGGTTGGGTTGTGAGTAGCATTAGCTACACCTGAACCTGACTCAGCAGGAACAGCTTCTATCATAGAAGTCTCTAGATAATCATCAAAACGTAGACGAGTTTCTGACTCACTCTTTAGATACCATAGGTATCCATTTGCTCCGTTCTCAGTAGTAACTTCAATCCAACCGATTTGAGCCATATCAGAACCACTAACTTCGTAGTTGTCTTTAAGGATAATTGGGCTGTTGTCAAAGATATCATCTTCAGCTTCTAAAGAACCTTCCATTCCAACGGTTCCTTTTTTAAACTCAGAACCATAAATGAATACTGTAAAGTCTGCCTCATTTACACCTGTACCCGCTATAGCAAGTCCACCTGTTTCATAGAAAGCCACATCAAATGTTGCTGCTGTTGTATTTACAGCAACAACGATACCCTTATTAGAGCCTACACCGATGTTAGCAGTTACCATTACGGTCTGTCCTTTACGAATAGCTAAGTAGTCGCTAATAGTATCATTAACGTGAAATGTTACTTTGGCATCACCATTAGTTCCTGTGGCTGCCCCTACGTCTACATACTTGGTGTGTAATCTTCCTTGCTCTGACCATTTAATCATATCAGAATCAGTTGGAAGTTCCGCTGACACCATTCTTAAGAATGATGATATACTTCTGTTTCCATAACGCTCGAATTCTTTTTCGTACACATCTGGAAGATATTGATTTAAGAAATCAAAATTTGTTATATAGTTTGTGCTCAAAGCAACCTGTTTGCTGCTTGGCTGTAAACTATATGTTGGTGTTGCATTTATTGCCATTACTTCAAAAATTTAAAAGTTATTAATTAGCTCCCTCTTGGAGCTTTTATTTTTAATCCTCGTCCTGATGATTGGCTTACGGCTCTGGCTTGGAATCCATCTGATTGGGATTTAGATGGAGTTCTTCGCTCGTCCATATTTACATTTTTAATTTTCTTTGTCACATCTTCTGTAGCTTTCGCTACTCCTTGCTCATAAAAAAACTTAGCGAACCTATCAGGATTCATTGCTACTGCTAAAGCCTTGTGGTATTCAGCCACGTTAATGATGGTTCCGTCATCATCCATATATTTCCCCACAAAATTACGGATATCTTTCTGACTATCCCTCACCTTTTCAATGTCATTCACTTGATATGAAAGACTAGTATCCTCTCCAATACCGAATTCAAAACCTTTGAAGTCTTTGTTAAAAACACTATCTGTCTCACTCTCAAATGCAGACCTTCTACGCTCGGCTGCTTCCTCCGAAGTTTTAGCATTTGCTATATATTGCTTATAGCTTTCGTAATCCTCCTTGTCTTCAGCAGATACATTTGATTGAGACTCTGACACAGCAGCCTCTTTGTACATTTGCTTTTGTTCATTGAAGTATTCCTTAGCTTTTACAATCGCTTTTTTCTTGGCTAGTTTTGCTTTCTTAATATCCATATCATCATCAAGGTCTTCATCATAGTCAAAGTCTTGCATATATATGTCAAGGTCTTCTTCGTCTATTCCTTCTTCAGTTAATAATAGATACTCTTTAATCAAAGTATCGCCATTCATTGCATCAAAGTCTCTGTTTAGTTTAACATAATCATCAACTCCTCTGCCTGTACTCTTCTTATATTCTAAGAACGCTTGCACATCTTCAGGTAGTTCTTGAGGAGTAGGCTCCCCTTTATTGAACAACTCATCAATGCTATTTAACTCTAAACCATCCCGTTTAGATTTAATATACTCAAGTACCTGCTCTTCTGAAAGCTCAGGCACATCTTCTTCTTTAGTTTCTTCTTCTTCTACGGGAGCTTTCTCCTCGGTAGGTTCAGTAGGTTGGCTTAAATCAATTTTAGGTACACCTACTTCTTCTTCCTGCAATTCCGTATGACCTTCGGTAGAGCTGAGGACTTCTTCTTCACGCTCGGCTTTACTTTTTTCTTCTTGTACTGCATCTTTTACTTTTACGTTTTTAAATTCCATGTATATATAAATTAAATTAAATTGTATATGTTTACAAAACTATATAAAATTACTTACTATTTTTTCTATTTTTACCACTTTACTTTTCGTTTCCACCAATAATCATACTCACTATTGCTATCATAGCCATCATAACTCCTGCAACTGTATCTCTTACTTTAGGGTCAAGATGTTCTCCTGTTATAACCGCCCTTATAAAAGTTAATATTATAAATAGGGCTATAAAGACTATTATTAATATAGACAGTCTGTATTTCTGATTGCTATTCATTTACTATCTAGGGTCAAATTCTCCTAAATGGAATCCATCTAAGCTATCTTCATTAGACTCAAACTTTAAGGGAGCACCTTTAGTTTGTCTTTGATTTATAAGTTCAGACTGTTCGCTATTCTGTTGTGATATCCGTTCAGACTTCTTATCTTCTCTTTTATTTTCTCTCTCACTTAACTGCTGTGCAGTCTGTCCTTGTATGGTCATCTGATAATTAAACTCTCTTTCCATTAACATTAGCTTGAGCTGGGCTTCCTTATTTAGTTTAGCTATTTCAAATTGGCTCTTAGCTTGCTCAATGGTAACCTTGCTGTTTGTTTCAGCCTCAGCTTTTTGTTGAGCGACTTGTGAGGACATTTGTTGTTGCTGTAGCTGCATCTGCTGTTGCATAGCTTGTTGCTGCATCTGCATCTTCTCATCACGTTCTTGCTTACCTTTACGCTTAACTTTGAGTAATTGGTTTGCAAGTTTGGTGTTGTTTATATCCCTAATATCAATAGCATCCTCTAGGTATATATCACCTTTAGATAAAGCCATTTGTATATTCTGCTCTAGCATTTGCTTTGCCTCTTCATCAGGAGCAATCTCAATATATATACCAAAATCATATAAATATAAACCTGATATTTGGTCTAGTAATGAAGAGTTATACTTGCCTACCTTAGATACAAAATCTTCTCTAAATGATGCATACTCTAAGATGTCTGCTATTCTTAAAGATGAAGCTTCAGATATCATATGATACATATAAATACTTCCGTCAAGTATGTGACGAGTAGCTGTATTAGAATTTAATGCAGCCATTTTCTGTAACCCAACCAACCCTCTTGGGTCGGGAGTGCTGCCATCTCTCGCTTCATTTAAACCTGTTACAGTTCTAATCATATTGAGGTAATGGTTGTAGTTACCTATAAGCATCTGAGTTTTATTTGCTCCACTATTATGGCTAAGCTCTTGGATAGGAATTTTACCATGATTGTATTCCCCCTCTGATGTGTAGCTTCTACCAATAACAGAACCTGTTTGAAAGTAAAGTTTTAGTGCCTCCTCAGGTGAGTAAGCCTCTCCATTCCCTAGGTCTATTTCATTAAGACCATCTGCGTCAATGTACACACCATCGGGAGTTACCCTTGATATTACTTGCTGCAACTTAAGGTGAGTCATTTGGATTAAATCAGCAAATGGAATCATACGCCTAACTAAGGACTCTAACGAACCCTTGTATATTCTTGGAGCAACAGCAACATACATAGACATTGCGTGTTGGGATGATGATTTAGGTCTCACCATATTTTCAGCCATCTCCCATTTAATAACAATGTCTGTTCCCGCTACCATTACTCCTTCATACCAAACATCAATAGTTTTTTCAATCTTCTCAAACCTTCCCTCCTCTAACATTTCTTCAGGAGGATTAAACTCGTCAGTCTTTTCAATCATTTTCATTGCACCTGAATCAAGAATTTTTTTCTTGTATACAACTTTATTGGTAGTCTTAAAATTAAAATACATTAAAGAACAAGTTTCTCCTGTATATATACTGTCATCTACCTGATTGATACCGTGATACTGATACCAGTCTGTGCTTGCCTGTGAAATGTCTTTTATATCCTCAGGCGTAAGGTCAGGTTTAATTTTAAACAACTCTGTTAAAGGCATTGTTTTAAACTCTCCCCAATAGAATACATCACTAAAGTGTGGGTCTTCTGTGTATGAATGAACTACATTAGCAGGGTCAACATAAGAAATTTTAACACCTTCTCCCTTAAGAAATTCATGTTTCGCAACTCCCATTCCTAAGGTAACTATATCGTAATCAACCTGCTTACGAATTAAATCATATTTATTATCCTTAAGAACAGATTCAATAGCAGCCTCTTCAGCCATCTCAATAGCGGGCTTATATTTTAACTGCATATGCAACATCATCTCTTCATCCGTCTGAGGCATATCACCCTCGTCTAGCATAAAAGGATTAATATTACCTTTCTCTTTTATCAAAGACAACGCTTCCCTAGAAACCATTTGAGCTTCTAAGGTATCTTGGTATTGGTTCTTCCTTTCTTGTGATAACGGGTCAATAGCAGTACATACGGGTCGTAAGTCTCTTTCATTTAATCCATTAACAACTATATCAACAAACTTTGGTATGATTGGAACGGGAGTCCAATCTAGATTTAGGTAAGACAAGTCACCATCAACGGCTATCTCATTTTTATATTTTGCTATACTTTGTTCTCCTCTTGAGTACCTTCTTAGATTATCAAATTCATTATACCTTGAATAATATCTAGAGTCTGATGCTCCACCTCTTTTAAACCATTCGTATTGAATGGCTTGACCTACCTGTAATCCATACTCTATAGTATCCTTCTCTTTGTCACCGACTGCCGAGCTAGGAAAGCTTGTGTAAGAAACACTTACCATTGAATCTTCTTTCATATATTTATGTTATGCGTTGACTGTTGTTGCCTGTATTATTATACCGTGCAAAGTTAACACTAATTTTTGAATCTTTCTTTTCAGCTTTATATAGGTGTTTTTGACAGGCAAGTATAGCTAACCCTGATGATATGGAAGCATCAAACTTAGTTCTGTTATTAATATCAAATTCCGCCCAATCAATTAGAGTTCTATTGAAAGGCATCATACCTATGTCTTCTGAGTCTCTAAACAAACCTTCGTAATCATAACCCACATATTTCTCTATATAAGCCTCTATTGAGGCTGCGTGTATTTGCTTTACATCTTCACTAGAGTTAGGTATTCCTCCTAATTCTTTTTCAGACTTGGATAACTTTGTGTAATGTTTATCAGGTCTATTCATACTATATCCTCTGTACCCCCTGTTCTTAAAGTGATACAACAGACGAGGCTTATTGTTCTCTGCTAGTATAGGCATCCCATAAAAGACACAAGCCATAAGAACATCTTCAAAAAATATCTCAGCAGTCTGTGGTCTAGATATATACTCTAAAAAGAATTCATTACTTGGAGCATTGTCCATATTAAACTTAGTCAATCCATGTAAAGAACCCTTGGAACCCCCTCCTCCTACTGTTCCTGATATGTCATAACTATCACAGCCAAATGCACCTAAGTGTTCGTTAACAGGATAGTATATACCATTACGCTTTTCTCTAAGGTTTGTTAATCTTTTTTCAGGAGTCCAACTAATCCTAAATCTTCCTCCTTGCTGAGGTGAGAATATTACCTCCGTATCTTTTATTCCATCCTTCCAAGTGAAGTTTCCTGATGTAACATGATGAGACTCAATGTTACCATCATTATAATCTATCTGTTCATTAATTTTAGTTAGATTAAATAAAGACTGCTTGCTCTCATTTCTAAATGCGTGAGATTCAGTTCTTGGAAACTGTCTGTAAAACTCATTAAGAGCAGAGGCATCTCCTTTAAGTGAGTCAACTTCTCCTTCCCAATACTCAACAGCACCTATGTCAATCATTTCATTATCAACTCCCAACACTGGTTTAGGAGGAGTATTGATAACAGGCATACCATATCTATCTATGAACCCCTCTAGGTTAAACTCCATAGGAATGAATATTTTATATAGCCCACTCTTAGTCTGACCGTTACTATTTCTTTTTGTCAGGTCAGAATCAAAGTACATATCCTTAAACTCTTTACCTCCCTTGTTCTGTGCGTTGACAGTTGAACCCATCATACACTTGCCTATAATCTTTTTACCTAACCTAAGACAAGTTTTTTGGACACGCCATGATTCTTTTATATCGTTAGGCTTTAAATATTTACCACTCTCATCGTGTACCAAATACTGTAATTTTTCACCATCATAAGAGTTGTTGTCTGTGTTCCTCCAATCTATTGTGGTATCCAAACCTTGTGTGTATTCACCATCATCTTCAATGGTCATATTTTTTTTAGTAATCTTTGCTGCTGGAATCCTGTAAGCTAATTCAGTTTTAGGTTTATCCATACCATCCATGATGGGCTTGAAGAAGAATGGCAGGTTTGTATTCATAGGTACAACCTTGTCAGTAAACATCTTCTTAGCATCAGCACCTGTCTTGGATACGATACCAATCCTAGCGTTCTTTGATATAGTTCCTATATCCACAGCATTTGAAGCAGACATAAAAGAAAATCCTGAACGCCTAATCTTAACATAGTTCATTCCGTAACTTCTATTGTCAGCCTGACAAGCAGCCCAGTAGATAAATAAAATTCTATTGGCTTCACGGAAGTCTGCATAACCCACATCAATCTTACACCACTGAAGATACATATAGTGTGAGCCTGTAATATAAGTAGGCTTGCCATTGTTAGCAAAGAATACTCCTCTCTCACGCCTATCAAATTCATTCTCCACATAAGGAACCCATAAATCCTTAAAATACTTTGGCTTATCGTTCCACTGAAATATTGTTTTAATTTGGTCTATTGCCTTAGGAGGAGAAGTTCTCTCCCAATATTGCTCACTCTTTTTTTTTGACCTAACAATAATTAACTTGTCCTTAGGATTAAACAGAGGTAACCCAATCCTTAGTCCTTGAATGTTATATATATCACCTACTTGACCTGTTTTAGATATAACAACTAAATCACTCTCTTTATCATACCCATACTTCCATAATCTCTTACCGTTCTTTATGGACAGCTCCCTCTTTGAAAGAAGGTGAGGTTCCGTGGTGTATAACTTATCTAGACTTTGACTCTGCAAATCCTGTTCCTTTAGTTGATATAGCCTTGCCACCATTTTCTTTAATAGCTTCAAGCATATTTTTTTCTTGCTCTATCCTGTTGAGTATTTCAAATGCATCAAATATTGCTAGTTTCTTTGTGGCTGCCGCATTCTTTAACCTGTCAGCAGCAAGAGCTTCTTCTTTTTCAGAAAGAGTTTCCTTGTCACCTGCCTTTTTAATTATACTTTCCTTTGCTACTTTAATTAGTTCCTTAACAGCTTGCTCACCTGCACTAATTATTTCGCCTTTCATTTTCTCAACATCCATAGTATTATATTTTTATTGTAATCATATGGTCATATACCCTATAATAAATCTCACTATCAATTATAAACTCGTACTCTGAGTCAGGAGCAAACTTAATCTCATCACCCCTTTTTAAGCCCTGTGAGAGCAGATAGTCATTTGGATGTGTTAACACCCCAGTTAATGGTTCGAGTCCATTAGAGCTGATGTATTTATCTTCTTTCATTTTAATAGGCTTAACGAAGCAGTATCTATCATATGCATACCATTCGTTATTCCTTTTGTACATATAGAACTGGTCAGGGTCAATTAAGAACAGGTCTTCCTTAAGGAAGGACTTACCGCTCTTGCGTCTACCCTTCATGTCATTGTAAAACTTAAATACATTATGGTGAACAAGTAGTATGTCTCCTACCTTTACTCCTGATGTATTACCTGTTAACGGCAAAGCCACAACCTCGGCATACCTATTGCTAAAATTATGGTCTTCTTCAGATGTAGATGTAATAATTTCTATTCCACCCATCTCTTTAGTGTTGTCATACCTGCGTCCGTCCACTGGTTTAACAAGATA